AGTACCACCATGCGATGGCTACGTGAACATCCGTTAGAAGCTGAACAGCGCCTATACGAGCTAATGAATCACAACACAGCGGCCGCAGTCAAGCAGATTGAACGTGTGGCCACTCTGCCTCCCGAGCGAAGAATGATGCGTATTGGATCAGAAATGCTTAGTGGATATACTGAAAAAGACTGGATCAAATGGTGGCAACACCCAGATCAACAACGTCACTGCGAACGTATTTTTGCTCCAGTAGGTGAAGCCGCTCGCAAACATGATGTGCGTATCAGTTTTCATCCAGGACAGTTTTGTGTGCTGGCCAGTGAAAACCTAGGAATTGTAGAGAGATCAATAGAGGAGTTTGAATATCATGCTGACATGGCCAGATGGATGGGCTTTGGCAAATCCTTCCAGGATTTTAAAATCAACGTACACATCTCAGGTAAACGCGGTCCCGCCGGTATTCGCGATTCCCTCAAAAAACTATCCCCAGAGGCAAGAAACTGCATCACCATCGAAAACGACGAAAACTCATGGGGTGTTGACAGCAGTCTTGAACTCGTCAATGACTGTGCATTGGTTCTTGACATACACCACCACTGGATACGTACAGGTGAATATATACAACCCACCGATGATAGAGTTAAACGTATAATTGATAGCTGGCGTGGTGTGCGCCCAGTATGTCACTACAGTGTGAGCAGAGAAGACGTGCTAGTGGGACACGATCCCAATGTAATGCCAGATCATGCTCAACTGCTTGAATCAGGATACAAGAAACAAAAGATGCGGGCACACAGTGACTGGTATTGGAATCAACCTGTGACTGACTGGGCACTGAGCTTTTGGGAAAACTTTGACATCATGTGCGAAAGCAAAGGCAAAAACTTGAGCAGTGCCCAAGTGTACAACCGGGCACTAGAACTCAAACTGATTTAGACTGTTTAGGGGCACGTGGCTTGCGCGGTGCCTTTGGTTTAGATCCTGTTGTTTTTTTGGCAGGTGCTCGTTTTGGTGTAGGCTTTGCAACTGATTCAACTACCGCTTGAGTGGCTTGTTCGGCAACAGGCGTAACTACTGGCGCAGGTTCCGCTACTTCAACTTTGTATGGAACTTCGGGCGTTGTTACCTCTTCTGTTTTACCACCAAATATTTTTTTAATAAATCCTAACATGTGGGATTCCTCCTTGTGAGTTATTTATAATTGTCCTAAGGTCTTAAGACTACTTACTGGCATATCCCAAACTCGGCGTGCTTCAACACCTTTTTCTTGGGCAAACTTCTTAGCATCACAATCGCCACAAACGTGATAAAAATTGTTGCTTAGCCGCTTGGGATCCATTTTACCTTTGTCTCGACTAAACACACCCTGACAACAGTCACATTTAAAAACGATGACTGTTTTTTTACGACTATACGTATGCACCTTTCCTGCACTACTGGTGCGTACATAGTGGTTTAATCTAAATTCAGTTCCGATATACATACTACTATTTACATTAAGATTATAAAACGGTATCGATAAATACCAGTATGATAACAATTTCCAACTCAGCAAAACAAAAAATCAAGGACATTCTCCTTGAAGAAAACAACCCAAAAATAGCATTACGCACCTTTGTTCAAGGTGGCGGATGCAGTGGATTCAGTTACGGATTTACAATGGACGATGAAATCAATGAAGACGATTTTGAAATTCCGCTAGATGAGTTTAAAGTACTTGTAGATGCAATGAGTATGCAATATTTGACAGGTTCAGAAATAGACTATAAAGAAGAAATAATGGGTTCTTCTTTCACAATTAACAATCCCAATGCAACTACAACGTGCGGTTGCGGTTCCAGCTTCGGAGTATAAAATGACAAAACAAACAATTGATATTGGCGTGCAAGGCAATGATGGTACTGGCGATAGTATACGTGAATCGTTCCGTAAAGTAAATGCCAACTTTAATGAATTATATGCTATATTTGGTGCTGGCGGACAAATTAAGTTTAAAGACCTAAGTGATACTCCCACAACTTATGGATCAAACACTGTCCTAACTTCAGACGAAACTGGCGAAAATATTTTAGCTAGAGAATTTGCAGAAGGTAACGGAATCACCATTGATACCACTGATCCTACAAAGGTAACAATTTCTGCTACTGGCGGCGCTGTTGAGTTTGACTTGTCACCAAGTTTATCAAATGCTCTTAATGCAAATGGATTCCCAATTGGTAATATTGGCGAGCCAAGCGCACTAGCAGTGAGTCAATACAATGCTGTACACGGGCCAAGCGGCTCAACTGTAACCATTGATGATCTTGTTATTAACAAGGGTTATGCTGATAGACGTTATATTCAACAAACAGGCGGATCAAGCGCAGGACAAATTCGTCTACGTGATGAGCCATTAAGTGCAGACGAGTATACAAAAACTATTGACAGCTTTGTGGATGGCAATGCCAATATTCCAAGCCACGGATATGATAGTGGTGTTGACGGAATTGCATTTACATATAACACAACTGGCCTAAATGCATCTAACGTTGCTGAAAGTGTGGCTGCGACAGCGTTAATTGCTGGTAGGACTTATATTATTGAAGCAACAGGTAATACAAATTGGGAAGCAATAGGAGCTATCAGTACAGTTGTTGGAACAAAATTTGAAGCCAACTCTGTAGGCACTGGGACGGGGACAGCTAAACCAGTTTATTTCTTTAAGTATGTAAACTCTGCACAGCTAAGTTTCCATCCAACATTTACCGATGCTAGAGAAGGTACAAATAGAATTAGTGTTAGCGCACCTGCAACTATATCTACTACAGGATCAATATCAGGAACAACTTTAACTATCACTGCGGTTGCATCTGGCACACTTGCTCCTGGACAAATTATATCAGGTACTAGCATTACTGCTGGTACAAAGATTGTTGAACAACTTACAAGTACTGCTGTTGGTGGTGTATTAGGTAAGACTGGTACTTACACTATATCCAACTCACATACACTAGGTTCAAGATCAATTACATCTACAGATGTACACTCAATAACTGATGCGTTCTATGACACTGAACTAGAAGGATATTGGCTAAGCAATGAAGCTATGCCTAGAAAAGCCATTGTTCGTCGACAAGGCGATACAATGACTGGTGCATTAACTTTAAGTGATCACCCAGGAGCATTGGCTGGCTCAGGAACACCCAATGGTGCTGATGACTTGCAAGCCGCAACAAAATACTATGTAGACAATTCAAGTTTTGCAAGTAATATTAATTTATTTGTTGCCACAACAGGTGACGATGCTCAAACAAATACACCTCCAGGAAAAGAAGGTCGTGCATTGGCATACTCATTTAAAACATTGGGTGCGGCATGCGAATACGCAGAGGCACTGATTCGAGATGCTGAGCCAGAAACTGGGCCCTATCAGCAATTGATTGCGTATGCAAATGGTGTTTCTCTTTCAGTGATTACACAAATTACCACAGCACCAAGTGGTTATACTAGACTTTATTTTAGTAACAATGCTGGTAATACCGTTGATCAAGGCAATTCTGAAAACACAGATATTATTCCTGGCAAATTACTGCAAGGCACTGCTTCAAACGCCAAAGGAAACATCATTTACTATTACGGAGCTGATGGCGGTTCTGTAACTGGCGAAGATTATTTAGATGTAGAATTAATAAGTGGTGCGTACCAATTAGGCGAAAATTTAAGATTTGGCGAAAGTGTAAAAGATTTAAACATTACAATTAACGTTGAGAGTGGAATATATTACGAAGACTTACCAATCCGTATACCTGCTAACACAGCAATTGTTGGTGACGAAATGCGTAGAACTATTATCCGTCCCAAAGACCGTGTTTCAAAATCCAAGTGGGCGAATATTTCATTCTATAGAGATAAAGTGTTTGACGGATTAAGAACAACAAATTATACCGGACAAAACTTGGCCACTGCTACATCAGTAACCCCAAGTCAACTTGATGGCGATATCACTGTTACCTTAGGCACTGGTACTACTAGTCCTTCATGGGTGGGAGCGTATTTTGTTGCTGATCAAGGCATTGGATTACCAAAAGCAGAAGGTGTCATTACTGCTGTTAGCGGTGGTACAACTTTTTCAGTCACAATACATGATCCACTATCTGCATTAACTGCGATTGCTAGCGGGGATTGGGGGATTTATCAAACAGTTACTTTTGGTAAGCATTACTTACAAGATCCAAACAAACCAGCTAACACATTAATTTTAGATACAACAGTCACGTATCCAAATGCGGCAGCATTGTTGCGAGCCAACAAGGATTTAATAAAAGACGAAGTTGTTAGATATATTAATGCAATATTTCCTACATTCATCTATAATCAAGCATTTTTTGCTCGAGACATAGGATTCATGATCGACAACATCAATAGCGATTTAGAAACTGGTTTGATTGACGGGACATTGAATTCTGGTGAATATTATTTTAAAGAAACAGCCACAGCACAACTAACTGAAACACTGGCTGGTATACAATATGTTAACACGCTGGCACAACAAATTATTGACAACGTTTCAATAAGTCCAAAACGCGGAACTGTTGTTCAAGTAACAAATTTACCTGCTGGTGAAACAGATTCAGATACTCGTATTCTTGAACAAATAACAACGATCAAAGCAATTATTAATAAAAATGATCCGGCAAGTCTATACAATCCACCAAAGAACAACAGAGATATGGATGTATTTTTGTCTAACGACAGTATCATTGTTAGACAACTAAGTGTACAAGGACATGGCGGATTTATGATGGTGCTGGATCCTATTGGACAAATATTAAGTAAGAGTCCTTATTGCCAACAAAGTTCAAGTTTTTCTGGATCAATAAACAAACAACGTTTTGCTGGTGGACAATTTGTTGATGGATTTACTGGCAATTTGACTGCAAGTGTTATTACAAAAACTGATGCATTTAACCTAATCATTACTGATGTTGATAGAAAGCCATTGGCTCCGTCATTTTTCCAAGTAGGTGAAAATCGTTTTACAATTAATACTGTTCATGCTGATGGAAGTGGCTATCAATATGCATCTTCACTTGTAAAACAAAATAAGAGTTTTATTAAAGCTCAAGTTATTGCAAAAATAGAACAAGATAATCCAACGCTAAATTATAAAGTTTCAACAACTACAAGGGACATTGGCTACATTGTTGATGCCCTAGTGCATGATCTATTATATACTGGCAATATTGAAATATTGGAAACTGCCTTGTCTTATTATGCCGGCAGACAATTGCAAATATCACCAACGTTGAAAAACATTTATTTAGATGCCTTTGACTATATGCAATCAATGGTACTGGATATTGTTACAAACACAACTGTGATACCTTTGCAAACTGAGTACACTCAAGTAACTAACTTGATAGATCCAGGTGAAAGCGGATCATTAGCAAGAATTGAAACTCTTATTACAGATACATTGATTGAAATCATTGTGAATGGTACCACTGCGGCTCCTGCAAAAGATTATGCAGTATATAATTTATTATTAAATCATGCAACACCTGTACCATCATCTGTACTGACCAGTTTGCCCTATACCATAACTATTATTGGTGCTGGTAATACAAGTATGTTGTCCAATGACTTTACGCAGATTAACGATTTAGGTTACGGACTTATTTCAACTAACAAGGGACTTATTGAAACAGTTTCGGTGTTTAGCTACTACTGTCATACTGCATTTTACGCTAAGAATGGTGGACAAATTCGATCACTGAACGGTTCTACTGCACACGGTGTTTATGGTTTGGTTGCTGAAGGTGGTGATCCATTAGAAGTTCCAGACTCAATTACGCTTGCAGACAACATGGTGCAAATTGCTCAAGTCTATAAGACTGGTGTGTTTGCAAGTACAGCTGAAACTAATGACACTTCATTAGTGCTATACAATCACACTTATGTGCCACAAAATATCACAGAGCTTGAAATTAATCATGGCTCAACCGTTGGTATCTTTAGATACGAAATTAGCCGAGCAGAAGATGTTAGTGATTTAGAAAGCCCACCACTGCCAGCTAATACACTGATTAGGGTATATTTAGGTTCTAACAATACTGATACAACTGCGTCTGGACTGGCAGCAGACTTGACCAACAATGAACGAGTAACGCTACGTGCATTACAATCATTTAGATTCTATAATGTAACAGAAACTAATCCAATTAGACCAAGCACTGCTATGACGTTTGTTGGTGATCCAAGTCCAACAGTGCCTGCTGTTTATAGAGCTATTGCTTACAACTCCGGTGACTCAGTTGGCAATCAATTACAACAAGGCACAAGGGTTAACATTTCAACAGTTGCTAGAAATGGATCCAACGTGGCCACTGTGGTCACTTCAGAGTTGCATAATCTACAAACAGGCAAGTATGCTGAAATTGATTGTTCTGATACATCATTTAATAATGCAAAAGCAACTGTCACAGTTGTAGATGGTTTTACTTTCACATACAGTAATACAGGCTCTACTGTTGCTACAAATTCCGAGACTGGGTTTGTAATACCTAATAAAGAAGCAGTTATTCAAATTGACCAAAGTTACAGATATATCGCTATGGCGGTGAAGCAGTTTGGTATCATTGATGCAGATATTTCAACTGTAAGTCGAACATCTGGCGGTGTTGCTACAGTGGTATTGGATGCTGTTCATGGATTAAAAGTGGGTGAACGAGTAACTGTACAATGTACTACTGATGCACTATACGATGCTGACACTGTACTAGTAACAGCAACTCCTACAACAAGCTCTTTCTCTTATGCAACCAGTACATTAATTGCAGAAAGCAGTAAGGCAGCAACTGGTATTGTAAGTGCATTAATTACAGCAAAATTAGATGCATCACCTGTAACATATGTTGCACGTTCTAGCAACGTTGCTACTGTAACAACTGCTAGACCACATGATTTGGCTACTGGCAATTTAGTTGACGTTGATGTCAGTGACAATACCTATGATGCAACTGGAGCATCAGTTACAGTTATTGATACACTCACATTCACATATAGTAATACAGGCAGCAATGAATCTCAAAAAGTAGTCACTGGAGATGTATATTTCAAATACAGCGGAGCCAGAGCAAGTTTGGGTTCTAAAATTGGTGATAGAAGAGTTGCTATTTCGCGTTTAACAACAGCAGAAGTTAATAGATTATTGGTAGACGGTGGTCAGATGCAATTTGGCTGGACTGGTAAAGTTCATACTGTTAAAAATTATTACGACGTAGGTGTAAGTGCTGGCTATGCGTATATTACATTTGATTCGTATGTTAATAAAAATGCCGTTCCAATCGCAACTGGACTACAAACCAGTGTGGCAGCGGCAACGAACGCAACATTATCTGGATCAGCGTTCTCTTTAAGAGCTGGTTTGATGGCTGAAGAAAATGCAGAAGTGTTGGTTAACATCAGTACTTGCCGTGCAACAGGTCATGACTTTTTAGATATAGGCACTGGCGGCTACAATCAAACCAACTACCCAACTAAAATTTACGGAAGGGGTGGTACACCTGTTGGAAGTCAAGAAGTTGATGAGCGAACACAAGGTCGTGTTTTCTGGATCTCGACAGATCAAAACGGTTTCTTCCGTGTGGGTAGATTCTTTACAGTTGACCAAGGTACTGGTCGTGTTAGTTTCTCTGCTAGTATTGCACTTACAAACTTAGACGGTTTGGGATTTAAGACTGGTCGAGAAGTACGTGAATTCTCAGATGACAACGAGTTTATTGACATGGCGGACGACACAGTCCCAACAGAAAATGCCATTGGTGTTTACATTGATAGACGACTGGGAATAAATCGATCTAACGTTCCGTTAGCAAGTTTGGGGTTAACACCAGTTGGTCCAGGATTTATGGACCGTGCAGGTATATTGCCTGCAACAGCTGACTTGAACATTGGTGGATTCAAACTAACCAACGTTGCTACTCCAATTGCCAACAACGATGCCACAAATAAAACATATGTGGATGGCGCAGTTGAAGGAATTGATAGATTGAATAAAATGAACGACGTGGTGTTGTTCACTCCAGCACAAGCTGATATTTTAGCGTTTGCTGGCAATTCAACACACTCGGTCACAGCAACAGTAAGTGGAGACTTGAACGCTACATTAACTAGTGCAAATAGAACTACACTGAGCACAGCAATAACAGGTACAGCACAAGTGGATGTTAATTCTGGCATTGTTGTTGCAAGTGCTGTAGGGTTCCCAACTTCAGGTTACATTCAAGTGGGTACTGAGATATTCCAATATGACGCAGTTACAACTGGTGGTGGTGTTGAAAGATTTGATACTGTAACAAGACTAGCTGTATTAACTCCAATTAACGGTGGTAAGTTATATGGCGGTACAGCATCAACACATTTAGTTGGTGCAACTGTTCTTGGATTGAGCGCCGCACAAGTTGACTATCAAATCAATCCAGATACTATTATTAATGCTGATGTGAAATCAGATGCAGGTATTGTACAGAGTAAATTGTCAATGACATTGGCCAGTACTAGGGCCAGTGCGCCAACAGGTACTGCGGCTCAGAAGCAGGCTGCAAGCGGACTGGCTAGTTTTGACAGCGCAAACTTTGAAATTACAGATGGGTTTGTTGGCATTAAAGCTGGTGGCGTTTCAAGAGCTGAAATGGCCAACATTGATAACAGAGCCATATTAGGCAACTTTACAGGCGGTGCCGCCGCGCCACAACAAGTTACTAGTCAGACAATTGTTGAGGAAGGCTTGCGAACTGCATTTAGTACTGTTGGTATGGTTACTGTTAGTGCTGTCTCAGGCACTGCTCCTAATAATACAAACACTTATGCAATTACCCCAGTGTCAACTACTGGTGGTAATGACAGCATTGTTAAAACTGGATCAAGTGGTGAGATTGATGTCAAGCAAGTTAAAGTTGACGGATTTAGGATCATTGATACAACTGGTACAACTGCTGAATTTTATTCACCTAGAGCTAGTGGGGCACCGTTTGCATTCATGACTGCCGTTGGTGTTGACAACAGTGGTACCACAAATATTAAAAATAATTTAGATGTAGATGGAACGTTAAATGTTGACGGTACTTCAACATTGACTGGTGCTCTTACAGCAACAAATATAACTACAGGCAGTACAAGTGGTGCAGGTAGTTTAACTGGTGTTTGGACATTACAAGGTGCAAGTCAATTTAAACTACAAGCAACTGGTGTTATTGATGCATTAGCTGGTCAAATCAAAGTTGATAACATTACAGCTGGTAGTGCAAGTACACGTGGAGACATTCAGGGTGACTGGCACATTGATGGTACGTTAGAAGCTACATACGCTGACTTGGCCGAATTCTATAGTGCAGATCAAGAGTACGAACCAGGAACAGTTTTGATATTTGGCGGTACTGCTGAGGTAACTGAAAGTACATTAGGTAACGATACTAGAGTTGCTGGTGTTGTTACAACCAATCCAGCATATATCATGAACAAAGAACTACAAGGCATAAGAGCATGTGTTGCCTTGCAAGGTCGTGTTCCAGTTAAGGTGCTAGGTATTATTAAGAAAGGCGATTTAATTACTACTGCGGCTATTCCAGGATATGCTTGTAAGGCAATGAATCCACAAATAGGTACAATTATTGGTAAGGCAGTTGCTGATAAACTGGATCCTGGAAGAGGGATAATTGAAGTTGCAGTAGGGAGACTATAATGACTAGACAAGTAATTAACATTGGAATAGCGGACAAGGGCAATGGCGATCCTTTGCGTACAGCATTTAGCAAAGTAAATGCTAATTTTACTGAACTATATGCTTTACTAAGCAACGATGCAGCCGGAACTATTATCAGTACTGATATTATCGGCAGTGTATTTGCTGATGACAGTACAGTACTTGTTGACGGAGTTGGTGGAAAAATTGTTGGACCAGTTGATACCAGTCAAGTTATAATTAATCAAGTCATCACTAATGCGTTAAGCACAGCTCTCCCTGCTAATACAGTTAATGGTGTAATTTATACAGTATCTAACACAAGTATAGCAGGTGCTAAATTAACAATTCTAATAGAAAGTAATCATGATGCCAATCCAACTGGTCTACGGCATGTACAAACTTGTGAGGCTGTAATTGCCTCACAAAATGATACTTCTGATCCAGACATAACTGTATATGGAGTCACTCACACAAGTACAACTCCACTGGCAACCATTAGCGCACAGCGAAATGTTTCAACAAATCTTGTAGAAATTACAGCTACAACAACGCAAACTAACGCAAATAATAATTTAAAAATTAGAGTATATGCTATAGAAATGCCAAAAGCGGTTTAAGGTAAATACTAAAAGAGACGATTATGACCATAGAAACAATTAACATTGGTAATTACGCAAATGACGGTACAGGGGACGATCTCCGCACGGCATTTGAAAAAGTAAACGCTAACTTTACTCTACTTGACGGTAGAGACGTAACTGCTGGAACAAATTTAGGTACTGGTGAACAGGTTTTTAAACAAAAAACTGGCAGTACATTTCAGTTTAGGTCCTTAGTAGCAGGGTCAAACATTACACTAAGTTCTAACGGAACTAGTATTGTTATCAACGGAGTTGGTAACTTGGAAGAAGAAACAAGTCCTGCATTGGGCGGTGATTTGGATTTAAACGGATACAACATTGTTGGCACTGGTGATATACAAGCAACAGTGTACGGCATAGACATACGAGAATTGGCAGCTTCATTTGGTAACATTGATTACGGATCATTTAATAATCCAACATTTGGCGCAGATTTTGGAACTTTCATTTAAGGATTAGGGGAAGATAATGGCATTACAAATTAGACGAGGTACTAACAACGAACGGTTGTTAATGAACGGTATAGCTAACTCTGTCCCAGCACAGGGTGAACTATTATACGTTACTGATAGAAAAAAATTATTCATTGGTGATGGAACAACTACTGGCGGAGCAAGTGCTGGATATTTTGGAGCTATAGCAGTTAGTGGTCAGAACACAATATTTTCTAGTGGTATTAATGAATCGTTGACCATAGTTGCAGGTGATAATATCAGTATTACTACAAACGAAAACACCAATGCAATAACAATCAATGCAGCCGCACAGTTTGATGAAATCAATAACGGATCTATTAGATTATTACAGAATAATATTGCAGGGTTAAACAGTAACGAGAATATTAACATTGATCCTGCAGGAACTGGTAAAGTTGTTATTACTGGTGCATTAGATGTTAGCGGAACTATCAGTGGCAACCTAACTGGCAATGTGACTGGTAACGTAACTGGTAGTGTCAGTGGTAATGCTGGATCTGTTACCAACGGTGTTTATCTTACAGATGTTGGCTCTGTTACCAGCATTATGCTTGCTGGTAATATTTCTAATTCTAAATTATTAAATGAAAGTGTAACTGTTGGCACAACTAGCATCAATTTAGGATCAAGCTCTACAACATTAGCTGGATTAACCAGTGTTACCTCAACAGGCTTTACAGGAAATATTTTTACTAACTTGATTGATTCTGCTGATTCAAGTCAAATTGTTGTTACACCAACAATGAGATTTAACAGCGATGTAACGTTTGATGAAAGAGTATATGCTGATAGATTTTTTGGTAGTGTGACTGGCAATGTAACTGGTAATGTTATTGGCAATGTTCTTGGCAATGTAAATGGTGATGTTGTTGGAAATGTAACCGGGGCTGATATTATTGCAAACAAAAATATCAGTTTAAGTGGAAGTTCCATTATAACCATAGAAACTAATGATAATTTATATCTTAGACCAAACGGATCTGGTAGGGTAGATATTGAAGCAAATTTAATAACAAATGGTATAGAAATTTTTGGTCCAGGTACAGGCGGTAATAGCGGTAACGGGTCTGTGTTTGTTGCCACTACTTCGCCCAGCGCGGTTCCATTAAGCATTGCAGAAATTCATAACACTGCATCACTAACTGGTGGTGTTTCCTTTGCTAGAGCTAGAGGTAGTTTAACAGCACAAACTATAGTTCAAAACGGTGACGAAATTCAATCGTTGGCATTTAGTGGCCACGACGGAGCTACTTTTATTCCTTCGGCTACTATTCAAAGCATTGTTAACGGAGCTCCAAGTTCTGGCAGAATTCCTGGTAAATTAAGTCTAAAAATTGCTAATGCTTTAGGTGTGCTTGCTTCAAGACTTGATATTGAAGCAACTAAGATAACAAGTAATGTTCCATTCAAAGTAGTAAGTTATGCTGATGCCACTGCTCGTGATACGGCTATTACAAGCCCAGAAGCTGGAATGATGGTTTTCCTTACTGGAACTAGCAAGTTTTCAGGATACAACGGCGCCGCTTGGGACAACCTAAATTAATACTCTAGTCCTTGATAAATATTACATCAAGGGCGAAGCATGTTAAACATTTGGACTAAAAAATCCGGGTATACTTTTGGCACAATTCAAGAAGGATCTATCGTAGATCTTGAACTGCCAGTAACGTATGATTTTATAACACCCGATTCTTCATCAGCAACATTTAGTGTTATTAGCGGATCGTTGCCTGCGGGCCTTAGATTAGTTAATGATCACATTGTAGGCACACCGTACGAAGTTCCAAGAACTACAGAATTTACATTCTGTATTAGAGCTTCATATAATACTGATATAGCAGACAGAACTTTCAAAATAACTATTGAAGGGGCAGATGTTCCAGTTTTTACAACTACTGAAGGCATATTGCCAGTAGGCCCTAACAACACATTTTTTATATTAGATTCCAGTTTTGTAGATTTTCAAATTAGTGTAACTGATAACGACACAGCCGCAGGGCAAACACTAAGATATTTTATTGCTAGTGGAGATGGCACATTACCGCCAGGGCTTACATTAACCAACGATGGAAAAATTACAGGCCTTATTGAACCAGCATATACCATTGTTGACTCTGAAGTTGGTAACGGATACTACAGCAACGACCTATATGACGTAACAGGGTATGACTTTGGTGAACGGCCAGATAACGGATTTGACAGTTTTATATTTGACAGTGTATTTTATGACTATTTTCTTCCTTCACTGCCGCCTCGAAAATTAAACAGAAATTACGAGTTTATTGTATCCGTAAGCGACAGTGATACTGTAAGCAAAAGAAAATTTAAAATTTATGTAGTGGGCGATGATTTTTTACGTGCAGACAACACCATTGCTAGAGCGGCAGACGGTGTGTTCACTGTTGACGGAACATATTTAAGAAATCCAGTATGGCTGACTCCAAGCAATCTTGGCACATACAGAGCCAATAACTATGTGACTCTTGTGTTAGACTGTTACGATTCTCCAGAGTTAGGCCCTATCATCTATAGTTTAGACACATTAAATCCAGATAATAGTCCTAGCACACTGCCTCCTGGATTACAATTAGATATTCCAACTTCAGAAGTGTTTGGTGTAATTCCCTATCAACCAACAATTACTGAAACATATCACTTTACGATAACAGCATCACGTTATGACACTGATGCTACTATTGCATCTACAAAACGAACATTTACAATTAAAACACTGGGCGATGTTGATAGTGTAATGAATTGGGAAACTGGCAGTTCACTAGGAACTATTGATGCCAACTTTATTAGCAATTTGAGAGTATCTGCAACCAGTAACATAGAAGGCGCAACTCTTGTATATTCTTTACAATCAGGTGCATTGCCCCCTGGACTAACTTTAGAACTTGATGGTGAGATTACAGGAAAAGTAAATCAGTACGGTACTATTAACGAGCCAGGTATTACAACTTTTTCTGATGGTGTATATACTAATCAAACATTTGATGGCGGAAATAGTTCTGTAGATAGAACATTTAAATTTGTTATTAAAGCACAAGATCAATTTGGATACAGTAGCATTAGTAGGGAATTTACTTTAAACATAGATACACCGAATGATAGATTGTACAGCAGTATTGTAGCAAGAACATTTATGAATCAATCTAAACGTGCATTGTTTAATGATTTTATTAATGACAGTAATGTATTCACAGCAACTAGTGTTTATAGACCAAACGATCCAAACTTTGGTATTCAACGAGATTTAAAAATGACCATATTTGGTGGTATTGAAACCAAGACTGCCGCAGAATACGTTAGTGCATTGGGCTTGAATCATAAACGTAAACGCTTTACTTTTGGCGATATCAAATCTGCCAAGGCAAAGATTACTGGGACGAACACAGTAGTGTATGAAGTAGTATATGTTGAAATGTTTGACCCTTTAGAAATTGGCAAAAAGTATTTGAACTCTACGCTAACACGCCCATTAGATCCAAAAACAGTTACAGCAGATACAAGTAATGCCATTTGGCGAACAAGTGACAGAGATGAACCATTTTTACCAAGACCTGACAGTAAAATAACCATCGACCAAACAAATATTTTTGCCAGTAACCCAAATCAAAGTACACGTTATCCAAGCTCAATTAGTATATGGCGTAATCAAATATTAGCAGTTGGGGACAGGGAAAGAAATTACTTGCCCCTTTGGATGCGTAGTGTTCAAGATGACAGCAAGCAAGAATTAGGATTTGTATTAGCAGTTCCAATCTGTTTCTGCAAACCAGGAACTAGTGCGGATATTATGCTAAACATCAAGTTTAGCGGGTTTGATTTTAAGAATTTAGACTATACTGTAGATAGATATATAATAGATTCCGTGACTGGATTCGGCAACGATAAATATCTAGTATTTAAAGATGACAAGGTAACTATAACATGACCAGTGCAATAATAACAAGCAATATCGATGGCGCTTTCCCAGTAGCTGGGCAAGATAACAACAGCCAAGGATTCAGAGACAATTTCACGAACATTATATCAGCACTAGATACTGCTGGTAGTGAAATCACAACTCTACAAACTAATACAGCTAAACTAAATGCTGAAAACGATTTCAATACAAACATTATTAGAAATGCAGAATTTACTGAACTTTACGGGTCGGTATTTACTGTAGCAGTTACAACTAATGTTACTACAGGTATTGATATTACAAACGGTCCATTACAATTTTTTACATTTAACAATAGTGCAACCACACCAACTATTAGTTTTTCCAATTGGCCGGATAGCGGACTATATGCTAAAATTAAACTGCATTTAAAGAGTCTTTCTGGTAGTCGTACAGTCACGTTTGCCAATGAAACTGGCGGCGGCAATGCTATCAAAACTGTTAGTGGAGAATTTACTATGTCAGGTTCATCTCCACAAATTGTATTAAATGCCACAGACAATTATGTTGTTGAAGCATGGACCTACAATGGTGGAATTGATGTGTATCTAAAACGAGTGGGCGCATTTGCATAATGGTAATCAATCCGTTAGTTGACAATTTGAGCACTTTAAAAGATTCTGAATTAGAAAATAAAATTCAGGATCTTAGCAAGAAGTATTGGATTGCAAATAGCCCTGATATCAAACACCAAATTTCTCTGTTCATTGACATGTATAGAGAAGAACTTAAAGCACGACAAGCCAAACTTTGGCAAGAACAAACACAAAAACGCAATAAAGATCTTGACAATTTAATACAAGTAAACTAAAATACTTGTATGCTATCTGACAAATTCAGTAATCCTATCTTTGAAGAACGAGACATTTTTGATGCGTTGTATAACGGTCAACCGTTATCGCCAGACATGTTTGTCAATTCCAACGGC